AAAGAAGCACTGGATGTATACAAAGCTATTTTAAATACCTGACTTGTACCACTACTAAAATCAAAACTTCCATCTAAAATATCTTTTTTAAATGCAGTGCACATCGCTTGCGTAATAGCCATTATTAATCTCCTAACTAACTGGGGTTTTGACTAGGAACCCTAAATTGTCCTGATCGGTAAGTATCCCGGCGCATTTCGTCATCACCAAGACTTCTAAGTAAAGCAAGGGCTTGAACATACATCTTTTCATAAAGAGCGACCATATCAGGTTCCCCTTTCATAAATCGTATAGCTTCCATCAAAGCACCATTTAGTAAGGCAGAATCAAATTCATCTCCTAGCCATGTAGTTGCTGCCGTTACTATAGAAGGAGGGTAATACCCATAATGCAATTCAGTTACATAAGCTGCATCTGGCGTTGGCCCCAGAATAAAAGCAGTTGTATCAAAATAACCATAATGCTGCGGTTCCCCTGTAGTAGATGAATTAGGATAAGCCTCTCGAATGAAATTAGTATCCTTATTCAGTAAAAACTGAGAATCACCACTAGAATCAGTAATAGCTAAAGAAAAAGGATAAAGTAAATCTGTAGGGAAAACTAAATACCTATTCCCCAAAGAGGTCACCCCAGCCACGTTTTTACGAAGCGCCGGTATTTGAACTGAATTATAAATCTTTTGCTCTGCCTGTTTGGTAAACATAGCATATTGGTCACTGGTGAAAGTATTTTCACAAATGTCAGCAATATTAACTTTCAGTTCGGTGTAATTCATTAATTACCCCATCGGCCCTCGACACATGGTTCCTTTTGTAGCTGCACCCACACCACGCATTTTTATGCCACTGGTTTTTACATTCTTGGTTTTATAATCCGAAATATTCACCTTGTTAGGACGAACTTTATACTCACCCTTTTTAACTTTGCTCTTTGCCATCATACTCACCTTTAAGTTGTAGTAACTGTAACTTGCCCTATAAACCCAGTTCCAACTAAGGGCCCCATTTCTGTAGCTGGTTGCAAATATGCCCTGCTTTGGGCATACCCTGTAAAATCAGGACGTGGATTTCTAATTGCTTGTGGATCATTAACTGGATACATCCCTAACATTAATTGTGGTTGCCCTGGGTTCCAACATTCAGGACACGCTAACGTTGCTGTCACTATATTTTTAACCACTAAAGGTTTAAGTTGCCTTAGCCTATATCTAAATCCACATACATCACATTCTGCAAGAGCATTACGTCCTGAAGCAAACCTATTACTCATGCCTTTACCCTTTTACCAATTTGACAAACGGGGAACCAAACGTACAGTTGCTTTTTCCCTGTCTTCCCCTGCCGCCATTCCAAACTGTTCCTCATAAACTGCTTTTAACATAGGTAATCTATCTATTAATTCTGGAGCTTTCATAGCAATGTAATACGCCAGCCCAGCAACCACCACAGGTAAAAATCGAAACGTCATGTCAGGTGTTTCAACACCACTTCCTGCATCTTCTATTCTTCGCATACGCCAATACTTAAGAACATAATAAGGAGCAGGTACAGTCCCTTGATCGGGAACAGGCCACACAGTCAACGTAGGTGCTGCCTGTAACCTGTGTATTACCACCTGAATAGGGCGGGCTTGAGTAAGTTTATTGGGAATAGAGGAATAGGTAGCAAAACTAATGCGAGAAAGATTAAGATCACTTTGGGTAGCAGCAACACCACTATTTGTACGTATTACCTGCTCCATTAAATCTATAGTGTCGGCAGGGAGTGAATACGTAGCAGTACCCTTAATAAGATCAATCGTCCCTTCATCAATCGTCCACATATTAATGCCACGATTCTGCCACTCAATCGTCATCAGATTCATGGAACGACGGGCAGTTTTCAGATCATATCCAGAACGCATCTCCCGCCCAGCACGTTCCCAAGCTTCTTCTGCTATTTCTGTAAACTCCAAATTGAAGTTAGTAGTACCGGAAGTAGCCATTATTCTCTCTTAGCGGCTTTCTTCTTAGCCCTAACTTTAGGCTTAGATGTAGTTTTTACCTTAGCTGTCGCACTTACCCCCGTAGCTTTTATAGTTGTAGACTTGGTACTCCCCAACACTTTCAACTTGTTTTTAGCATCTGCCAAGGTCATTGGCTCAAAAACTACTGCATCATGACCCCCATCTGCATTGGGAGTTCCTATTTGATGGGCTGGTGTTCCATCTGCAAACGCCCCATTCTGGAAAATTTCTAATTTAGCCATAAACTACCTCCAGCCTTTTGTTGCAATTCCCCAACCCTTTGGTGCGCTTCCTTTACTCGTAACAGTGCCACCTTTAGCATGACCACGCGATGGCGTTGGCGTTGGCGTTGGCGCTGCGGGCGTAGGCCGCCACCTCGGCCCACCTTCAGTGCCCTGTCGTCTATCTGCGTCGGTTCTAAGAGACCCACCACGTCGTTTCTTAACTACTCCACCTTCAGCATGACGATGGCCATGTGATGCCGTTGGCGTTGGCGTTGTCATCCTACGCCTCGAGGGTTTGGTACGTGCCCGACTACTACGCGCAAGAGACCCACCACGTCGTTTCTTAACTACGCCTTTATCCATCGTGGAAACATCTGAATATTTACGCTTTTCACCACGTTTCTCCATAGCAGCAGCTTCATCACGACGAGATTTTAAATTCTGTTGGCCTTTTGTCTTATTACGTGTGCCCAACGACTCATCCTGGCGAGCATCATAACCTTGCACCTTGCCACCCTTTTTCATGTGACTCACTTCAAATTCCTTTTCTCGATTAATGCGTCTACGTTCGGCATCCGTATTACCACCAGTTCTGTTTCTGATACGATAATCTTCATCATCAAGATTACGTAACACCCGTTTACCACGGGCCATCCCACCATGAACGTATCCTTTCTTCACTGCTTTTCCCGGCTTATTAGCGGTACTATTGTATTTACTAGGCATCTCTTTTTTCCTCGTATCTGCATTGGCAAACTCACGTCCGACAGACTGTGGTACACCAACCTTTTTAGCAAACTTAGGATTATTGGCTACTGCGGCCATTAATCGCTTCTGAGCTTTACTCTTACTGGGCATTACCCATAGTTCTTCGTCATGGTTAACACCACCATGTACGAATCCCCAGTAGCATGACCAATCGTAGTAAAAAGTATATCCCCAGTTACACCGCCTCCCGCATTGTTAGGAACGCCATAAGCCGAAAAATCCAAAGTATCTGAATAATCCTGCGGGAGCGTTGCCAGTAGCACATTAGCGGTAGCATCAAGGTCAATTCGTACAGACATCCCATAAGTTACAAACTGAATAGACTGTACAGTAACGGTCGTACAAGCAGCGCCTGTAGTGTCCTGAACTTCTAAATCAGAGACATTCACCTTAATAACATTGGTTTCACCAGTATTATCAGATAAATTCGTAAACTTCATGATGGCGGTACGCTGACCGTCTTGAATGGTTTGGGTTGTTACTGCATCTGCCATATCTATCTCCAGCTATCAGCACAGTTACACGAGTTTAACAATGCAACTACACCATTAAATTATGCATCTGCGAAGGGTGTCACCAGACTACCGGAGCCAACCAAAACGCCAGAAACCTGCCATTTGTTGGTATAGATAGGAACCACCTGAATGCTGGAACCAGCTATGCCCCCCTTAGTAGTAGTATTGGTGTTTATCACATCATTGGTACTACCGTTGGGAATATACTGTTCCGCCGCCCCTGACTTGCCGAGAAGAATCTGTCCCACGAAGAGATCGCCCGGAGTTCCTGAGCCGCCACACTCCAAGGCCAAGGTACAATCAACCAGAAATACTATGTTGTACACCAGCCCTACATTGCTAAGGGTGTTGGGGTCTGCGCCGGGGCCACTGGTAGTGGGATCAGCCGCCACGCTAATCTCAGGAAGCGTGAGGGTCAGTGATGAATTGTTAAGGAGAATAATCTTGCCGCCGTGAGTCGTGGGGCTAAGAGTGGTATCGGTGGTAAGAGTAACAGTAGCCGCTGGGCCTTGGGAATAAAATCCACCCAACGAACGAACTGGGCCTTGAAAAGTGGTTAGAGCCATTAGAGGTTCCTCTCATGCGAGTAAGTGTGCCTGTCTGCATGACGTCAGCCGAGTCTGTCAGACACTTTAATTGTTCTCGGAAATGTCCTCGATATATACCACGGAGACTTATTCTTTGCAATAAAAAGCCCCAACCACCTAAGTGGTTGAGGCCAAAAACGAGTGGGAGAACGTTTTTGTTTAAGTTGCGCCCGGTGACCCGTAAATGCCTAATGGATCAGAGACACCAAAAGAGTATCTCTCACGGGCTTTGTACCGGCTGTTGCCAGTATCAAAGTCCCCGTCCATAGAAGTCTGCATTGGGGTTCGGACAAAGTGCTTCAGCCCATTAGGTACGTCAGTTAGTACAAACCACGCATTAACATCAGTCAAATAGTGATTAACTGTATACCCATCTGGAATAGTCCCGTTATTACGCATTGCGTTAATATCGTTGTCGGCAGTGCCAGGACGTAAATCACTGTCCATCAGCCTTGTTGCGACAAACTGCAATGCAGCAGGAATAACCAACTTACGTGGTTTTGCAGCAATCAGCAATCCACGTTCATCAGTCCATCCAGAAATCTGAATAACACCCGCTTCCAAGGAAGTTTCATTAAGATCAGCAGCAGTAGTGGGACGATTAGAGTTAGTACCGCCGGACACCAATGGATGTGCAGTGGAACATAATACTACTCCGTCACCATAACTAGGGCCGCCCGTGAAAGCGTCATTTAAGATTGCCGCACCTTTAACCTGCTTGGTATATGCCATAGCCCGTGCAAGAGCTTTGGTATATCTACCCGACAACGAATCATACAAGTTATCCTCAATCGCCTCTTCGGTGAGAGAGAATCCCATTGCTATGGTTTCGTGGGTATATCGCGCTGTCCACGCTTCCTGTGCGTTATCATACGCTATAGCAGAACCCTCATTTTTAACGGGGGCTGCACTAAAACCTGATAACTTCACTTCTTCCTCAAACGAACGATCTGAAGATTCTGTCTCGAAAACTTCTCTCGCTTCATCTGCGTATTTTGCGTACTCCAAACCAAACAGAGCGTTTAACCCCGGCAGGAGTTCTTTAAGTAATTGTGCTCGTGAAATAGCCATTATTTAACCTCCTATACGCCGGTAGCGTT